CTGATAGGCTGTCATACAAGTTGTCCTCGATTGCCTCTTCCGTTAGGGAGAAGCCAAGGGCGATGGTTTCGTGGTTATAACGAGCTGTGAAAGCCTCTTGTGCATTGTCATAAGCGATGGCAGAACCTTCGTTTTTGACTGGTGCAGCTGAGAAGCCAGACAGTTTTGTTTCTTCTTCGAACGAACGCTCAGAGGTCTCAGTTTCATAGATCTCTTTATGTTGTTCACCATAAGTCGCATACTCAAGACCAAACAAAGCGTTCAGACCTGGGAGCAACTCTTTCAGTAGTTGTGCACGTGAAATAGCCATTTAATTGCTCCTTAAGCTGCAGTTGCAACAGGGGTTGCACTGTAATAGGTATGTACGCCAAAGTTGAACTTGACGATTACCTCAGTGAAAGATCCAAGCGCATTAACAGTCTCTGGTACACCCGCAATAATACGGAATGGAAGAGTGGTTGTTGACGAGCTGGTACTGTTTAAAACGCCTTCGTTTGAATCACCAGAAGTTGTAGAGCCAGCGGTTGTCAAGATTGATACGTTGTTACCAACGTCAGTCTGAACTAAGCCACCAATGGTGGTTGCGTCTGACAATACTGCTACTTTGAAAAGTCCATCTGGATCGTCAGCTACAAACGCAGTAATATCCGAAGCGGTAATAGCGCCTGGATAGAATTGCTGTTGTAGCAACTGTTTGGTAGTTGGGTTTGTGAACTGACAACCCATAAAAATACCAACGGCATCGGTTGCGGTAGCTGTGGTTGAAACACGGCTCAAAGCACCATCGGTGTTCAGACGTACAACATCACCAAAGAAAATGGCGGTTGTAGAACCTGAAATGATGGGAATTGAACGAGTTTGACCAGCAAATACCTGACCACCGATCAAATTGATCGGTCTGAACCCATAGGGTCCTGATACGGTAGGATAAGCCATTTAAAACTCCTAATTAAGTTTAGTTACCTTTTCCAAAAGTCACCGTAGATTTCTTCTCATTAAAGAGAGGCATCCTTGGATCATTCTGGCGCATAAGATTATTGTCCACAGCGTCCATCTGACTTTCTGCTTGGATTCGGTAATGTTGATTACGTTGTCCAACAAACTCTTCTGGAGTTTTGCATAACAATAAACCGCCAATCTCAATGTTGTCTTTAAAACGACTATTGGGATCAACTAGCAGTTGAAACTTGGGTTGTTCTTCAATTCCTACAGGTTCCCAGCCTTCTCTTAGTTTCCCAGAAAGATTGCGGGGGTCTGCCTGATTCAGTGTTGAAGTACGAATCCATCTGTACGCATACCCAGCCTGTTTGTCGGGCTCAGGGAGCAATTCTGCTGGCGCCCACTGCTGAGGACGTTCGCTTGTTGCACGAGTATCTAATTCACGAGTCAGTCTGTTATTAGCCATTTGAAGCCTCCAATTTCTGTTGTTCACGAGCGTACACTTCGGGTGTTAGGCCAAATTTTTTGATAATGGCCATTTGTGACTGCTTTAACCGTACCTGTTTGGAGGACGTTGAGCGAGTCGCCGGAGCTACAACCGTACTAGGCTTTGCTTTAGGAGCTGTTTGAGGCTCTAAGTCTGGCTCAGCCTGACTACTTTCTTCCATCGCATCAAAATACTCTGGAAACTTTTTGCGCATTGTTTTGTCAATGTGCTTGAAGTACTGATCGGTGCCTACGACTTTTGGACCATATTCATCAACCAATTCTTCATGTATCCCTACAGCAAAACTGGACATGGCTTTTTTGGAACCATACCAAGGATTTTCATCCAGCCAGGCTGACGTTTTGGGGTCAACCTTGGGTTGTTGCTGCGATTGAGGTATTTGTACATCATTTTCTTCTTCTTGTAAAGCACTAGGTTTAAATTGTTTTGCCTGTTGTGATTTATAAGTTGCTTCAGAAAGTGCGGCCTGTGCTTCAACGATGCGATCTGACTCTCCAGACTCAAGCGCTTCCTTATACTCACGCTTAGCCATGGCTAATGTAGTATCGGCAGCGTTTTGTACCGTCTCTATATAAGTCTTCTCGCCAGCATTGTATTGTGCTTTGAGCTGCTTATTCTCTTTATTAAGCCTATCTAGAGCTTCAAAAGCCGCCTGACGTTCCCGCTCAGCCGCTTCTTTAGCACGACGTTCATCGTTCCAAACCTTTTTATATTGCTTAATACGCTCTATTTGGGCTTTAGGGTCTAGCTCTTCGTTGTCTTCATCAGCAACTTCTAGCTTTTTAACCACCTCTGTAGGCAACGGTTCACGCCCCCTATCCTCTGGGGGAGTGTCGTCTTCAATAATAACTTCTACATCATCTGCTGTATCTTCTAAGGGTTTACCCTTAGTTTCTTCTGCTTCATGTGGAAATTTAAAACTTTCTTTTTCAAAGTCAGCCATGATTTAGCTCCTTAGATAAATTTACGGGATATGCCACGAGGATCTTGAACAACGGCTTCAACTGAATCGTCATTAATAATCCTAAACTCTCGGCCATGGATAACAACACGGGTGCCAGCATTCGGTCTAACTAATATAAAGTCGCCTTCTTTACACCAAGGTCCGCTTGAAAAGCGATCTTTGTCTTTATAGCAATCAGGCCCAAGTGCCACCACAAATAACACCGTGGTTAACAACTCATCATGGCGACGAGTTTCATCGGACTTAAGAATCCCGCTTTCAAAGGCTTCTTCTACTTCAGGAATAGCGCATAAGATGCGATATCCCGAAGGGTCTGGTAACTGCTTGGCTTTCTCAGCTTCTGTCGCCTCGAAATTTACTGATCCCACAATTTGTGGTCTATCGGGGTTTGTGCCGATAAGGATTTCACTCATCTGAGTTCTCCATTTTTTGTTTCAGGTCTAATATTTCCTGCCTTGCAAAGAGCAGACCTTTAATCTCCCCGCAAATTCTTTGGTACTCGGCATAGTCCTTTGCTTGTCCAGAAGCTATCCAGTCCCGTTTTGCTATCACTTCTTTGTCTAGGTTTTGTACTAGAACATCAGATGCGTCCATTACTCCCCTTTACGTGGTTGTTGCATTTGAGCTTTGGTTTTGGCCAAGTCAATGCCTAATTTAGCGCCAATCTCACCTTCTTTTGCAAGGCGATTTTTAGCGTCCTCATTTACTTTAATCTGGGCATTCATACCAGCAATCTTCTCTTGCGACTCAATACGATCCCGTTCTATCTGCAACTGATCGGCTTTACCGGCAGCATCAACAGCAAGCTTCTTAGACTTAAGCTCAAGTTCAGCTTGTTTAATCTGGATTTCTTGTTGCTGCATTTGAACAATTGGATCTTGCATCTGTTGTTGTGCTTGTTGCGCTTGAGCCTCTTGTTGGTTTTTCTGCAACATTTGTTGCGCTGCTTGGGCAGCCATCTGAGATATGCGAACTTCCATATCTTTTGGCATAGCTCTTTCATTGGCGTCGTCTTCATCTGGGTGAAACGGCAAATCTATACCCATAGCCATTTCCATCTGTTTGCGATACTCGTAAGCGATGTGCTCATTGACGTGCGACATCATTGCAGCGTGCATAGCCTGCGCTTGTGGGTTTTGCCCAACCAATTGCATGATCTTTGGATCTTGCATGGCTGCCATATGAACACCAATATGTGCTTGATGGTCTTGGTAATAGAACGCCTTGACTGGTTTCATCATTAAGATGTTCTGATTCTCGGTAATGGGGTCTTCGGGTTTCTGATCTTCTGGCAATTTAACTAACTGCTGAGCATTTTTAATACCCAACACGTCTAACATCTGACGATGCAGTTTTGGCAAGTTATATATCTGTGGTGCACCTTGAGCTAACTGTAGTACCGCTTGGTATTGCGTGATCTTTTGCGCCATAGTCGCAGCGTTTGGATCGGATACTGGAATGACGTCAATGTTGTCATAGTCAGACTTCTTTGCTCTTGGTGAACCTTCTACTGGCTCATAGGTATAAGTATCTGGAGTGTAATCACGAATGATGTCACGAAGTAACTTGAGCTCCTCTTTAAATGAGTAGTGGATGCGGGCTTGTACAGCGGACATTACTTTTAATGTACGCTCCAGAATTGCTAGGGTTGTGCCAACCGGTGCTTGCGCACTCATGTCAGATACTTGTAAGTCAGCTGCGTTAGCAAAACGTCGGCCTTCTTCGATGATCTTATCCATGAGACCTGCCAGAACCATACTTGGTTCTTTATATGGCAAAGTCATCAAGTTATCTTTAATTGTTCCACTAGGTACATCAACGTCACGGAACTCTCCAGGACTTATGGGAGTGTCGTCACCTTTAACACGCAATCCACGGGTCTTAAAGCCACCTGGCAAGTTTGCCAATGATCCGGCATCAACGAGTTGGCGGAGGATACTAGTACCTGATTTAGCAAAAGCCCCGATGAGGTGAATAAGACCAAAGCAATAGAAACCAAAACCGGGAATATAACCATAATGCACAAAATGCGAACGCTTTTTATGATGCTCATCTTCGGGCCTCCAATTGCGACGGATCGCAAGAACCGTGCTGTTAGCTTTATCAACGGTTACTATATACGGTAGCGCTATACCGGTTTTTTCTCCGTCTTCTTCATCTTCATAACCAGGAAGATCAAGGTCAACTTGCATTTCAAGAATCTTATAGCGATCATCTGTAGTAGCTCTAAAGCCCATCTTCTCAGCGATCTTTTTCTCAACATCGTCAAACGAGTCAACAGGTTCTGGCAGCTCTATATCACGCCAAAATCCTGCATATTGCAGCTTCTTAACCTCGTTTGGGGTCTTACGCATAATGTGCGTAACCCGTGGGGAACTAGCTAAATCAGTAGCACCATAAGGAACAACTAAGTCCTCTGCAGGTACAAACATAGATACCTGACGCCCAATACTTGGATCGTAGTACACCTTCTTAAACGCATTACCTGATAAACCCAACCCCCAGAGCATGCGCTCATGCTCAGGTCGGAATTCCTGCATTACATCTGTTAGCTGGTAGTTCATATCATCACGAACTCGCTCAGCTGCATCTTTCTTTTCTTGTGTTTCTTTACCAATAATAGTTGTCTTTACCGGACCTGCTGCAGGAAACGTCTCCATGATGGTCTCTGCCTGGAACCGTACCAAGGCTTCAGATAGAAGTGGGTGGTATACACCACAAGCGCCTTCCCAAGGTTCTGTGCGCTCTTCAATTTTCATACCTAATAGTTGAATACCATCAACATAGGTCTGCATCCAGTCTTTGCGTGAACTGACATCTTCATCAAAATCACCAATTAAATCACCAGCTAGAGACTGTAGCTCGTCTTCACTCATGTACTCTGCTAGGTTGGCATCAAAGTCTTTATCACTAGGCTCTGCTTCTTCAATGCGCAGGATGGGCACGCCATCAATACCAATTTCTACTGACTCGGGGTCCTCAATCTCAATTTCAAGCTCTGGTCCTTCTTCCATCATTGGAAGTGCGCCTAACCCTAACGGGGCTTGTGATAACGATTTATCTATTGCCATATATTTACCTATACGTTGTAGTAGCCTTTATGCCTACGTGACTTAAACTGTTTTGGCTCGTCTTCATAATCAGATTCTAGCGATACAAAGCCGCCACGTCTATATCGCAACAGGGCTTGAGTCATTGAGTCTACTAAGTCGTCATGTTCTCCACTAGGAAAAGATGCGGTCTCTTCAACTAACTCATCCGCCCAATGCGTATTAGGAACCCATACTCTCCCAGATGCAAATATATCAGCAACTGCGTTCAAACGGGCAATTTTATCACTTCCCTTACTTGGCACATATTCCTGGACAGGTATGCCCATAGCTCGTAACTCGAACACTAGCGGGGCTCCGGAGGCTTTTGCCTCAACGATAAGAGCATCAGGTTCCCACTCTTTGTAGTGTTCCATAGCTTTTTGTTTTAGTTCTGGGAACTCCATCCGCTCCTTAAACGCATCTAACAAAATAATATTAGGCACATCAAGTCCTCTGGAGTTAGCCTGATAGAACACTCCCCAAGTAGTACAGGCGCAGTAGTCTGACCGCTGAGTCTTTAGGAAGGCTGTATCCCATGACTGGATCATAAACTCACACTGAGGTGGGTCATCATGCTCCCAAAGTTGCCACCACTCCCGCTTAATAATAGCGCTGACATCTGAGGTCGGCGCCTGCATGTATTGCGCCTGCCACTTAGCGTTTGGTAGTTCCTGCTTTAACGCTGTTAACTCTTCCAAGCTCCAAAAGCCTGGCCACAGAGGCTCATCATCAGGCAATATGGCAGGAAATTCAATGACTTCCCACTCTTCTCCCGAGCGTTGTTGCGCTGCCTTTACTACCTGAGCAGTCAAATCTTTCTTACTCCACCGGGTCATCACTATGATGATGGAACCACCTGGCTGTAAACGCTGCCTTGGGCCCGACGTATACCACTCGTACGTTTTGTCGTACACCTCTGGGTTATTCTCAGCTAAAGTTGCCTCTTGTTCTGAGTGTGGATCGTCAATAATGAGGATATCAGCGCCCTTACCAGTAACCGCTCCGCCAACACCGATTGCAAAGTAATCTCCACCCTTATTAGTTGCCCAACGACCTGCCGCCTTTGAATCTGCTTGAAGACCGACTCCTGGAAATATTGACTTGTATACGTCTGAGTCGACCAAATTACGGACTTTTCGTCCGAAGCCCACAGCAAGCTCAGCGGTATGGGAGGTTTGAATAACTTTCTTCTCAGGAAATTTACCCAAAAACCAAGCAGGAAGGAGGTAACTAGCAAATTCAGATTTCGTATGCCTAGGTGGCATATTAATAATAAGTCGCTTGCATTCTCCCTTGGCGACTCGCTCAAACGCTGATGCCATTTCATCGTGATGTGCTCCTTCTATAAAGCTAGGCCAGACTTTTTTGACAAAATCCATGAATTTTTCTTGGGCATTGTCTTTTTCTTCGTTTACTACAGTGGTATCTAGGCTTTTTAACCACGTTCTGAGCTCTGCTTCGCTCATTTTGTCTAAATTTTGGTCTAGCGTCTGCAACTCCTCTACAGACAGCTGTATTTTTGGCTTGTTTTTTAGGTTTTGGGCAGTTTGTAGGCTCATTTAACCTCTTTTGCCTCAGCATCTACGACTTCTGTTTTGTTTGTAAGCTGGCTTAGCCGGGTTTCTGTCTTGCCTTTGTTGTCAATCTTCTGCATTTGCATCAATTGGGCAATACGTTCTTTAATTGCAACTTTTAGCTCGTCACTAGTCTTATGTGTAATGGTAATTTCTGAGCGTTCTGTGAACAAATCCGATGCTTTTCCTAGCAATTCCAAGGCTTTGAGGGCAGTTTTGTTATCTTCGTCTTGGCTAATCTCCATTAGACGATTAACTACGACTGTTCTAACCTGGATCTTATCCGCAACAATTTGTTTTTCATACTCATTTAAGTACCCGCCGATCTTTAGCGCAACGCCTACGTTCTTTAGTGCCTTTTCTTCTGGAGTAGGATCACTGTTTTTACTCTCAGCAGGCTTTAGCTTGGCAATCATTTCTTTTGCCTTAGCATCTTCTTCAGGGGTTAGGGTTTCTTCAATACCAAGCTCTCTTAAAAGCATGGCAGTGTTACCAGCGATTTTTAACCGATCTTCATACGTCTTGCCATTTTGTGGTTGGGCTAAGAGTGGTATTGGTTTGTCGAGGTTTGGCTCAACAGGTATATGCATACGACCTTGTTTGTGAGGTTACGTTATGCGGAGTGTATCAGCATTTTATTAACTATGTAAAGGTGGGGGCAGTGGCACCAAGTATGTGAAGCTAAAACGCCACCACCCCCGAGTCCACGTGAAGGACTATAAAAATTATATACCCCCCGGGGGTAGGAGTCCCTGGAAAAATGAAGGGGGGCCTATTCCTATAAAACAAGTTTTGTTGCAATGCAGTAAAAACAGAGGGG